TAGGTACTGCAGGATTTGTTATCGTATTTTTATTAACTCATAAATTTTTCTAAAATGACTAAACTTTTATCCTGGACAGTTATAGTTTTACTAGTATGTTGGTTGATAGATAACGCTCATGCTGATACAACTACAATTAATCAAAAAGGTATGCCAGTACCATCAGCTATGGCACCAAGTATCTCTGGATTCTCTAATGATATGTGTCGTTCAGGTGTAAGTGGTGGTGCTAATACAGGTGTACTATCTATCAGTGGTGGTATGACCATTGTAGATGAGAACTGTGAACGTATTAAGATATTCAATGCTTTTAACACTGGTGGTTTAAAAGTAACTGGTGTAAGTGTTCTTTGTCAAGATATTAGAGGATGGAACGCTATGGAGATGAGTGGTAGTCCTTGTCCTTATGGCGGAATGATGGGTCATGCAGCTAGAAAAGCATGGTTTAAACGATATCCAGAAAGGTTTAAAGCACTCTATGGTGAGGATTTCAATCTTCCTGAGCTTCCTACTGTCTCTGACAGCAAGTAATGCGTATGCCTGGTATTGTTCTTTTTCGTCAACTCCAGAAGGGTGGTATCAAGATGGGTCAATGTTTTGTGAAGGTATTACAGTTCCTGATGTTATGCAAAACCATTATTGTACGTGGTATAGACCTAACGATCCGTATTGTTCGATGTATTTACAACCGAGTTGCACCGATAGTATTGAAACTAGGACACTTGCTTGTCCGTTACCTCATTATAGCGGTGGGATTAATCAAAGCAGGAATTATACTTGCTCTACACAAAGCTGGTCAGATTGGACAACGGCTAGTGACAATTGCACGCAAGATCCGCCAACCTGCTTCGAAGCAAGAGAATACAGAACTTTAACATGCGAAGCTGGATATATTGGATCAATTCAAGAGTCGAGAAGCTCAATATGCTCGGATCCTTACTCGACTCCCATATTTGGTCCTTGGACTGTGGTTTTAAACGAGTGTGCGAAATCTATCACAAATCCCACGAATGTGGAATCACCTGTGAGTCCGATAAGTCCGTTGAATCCAATGAGTCCTTTGTCGCAAGTCACAACTGCTCCGTTAATCCAACCAGAACCTGTAATTGCACAGGAACTGACTGCGTTGCAAACGACAGTGGAGACTCCAGCTACTTCGGTAACAACCGTACAAGTAAAAGATACTACGACGACATCGGCTACAGAGGCTAGAATACCTGCAAATACAACAGCAGGATCAGCTAAAGTAGAAATTAAGACACCAGATGTACCAAAAGGTAAAGATTTAGTACCAGGATTTGGATTAGTTATGAGTTTGAATTTAATTAATCAATCTTATAACATGCAACAACAACAAATAGAAGAAATATTTAAACTAGAACAGGAACAAGAATATGGACGAAATCAAGAGTTTACTCTCACGCTTCTCACCGAAACAACTATTGGTGATAGGTTCGATTCTCTTAACCGCAATAGGTGGACCAGTCTACTACGGAATAACCCTCTTCAACGACTTACAGAGTACGATTGATGAAGTAAAGAAAATGAGTAATGTAGAAACACGCATTACTGTATTAGAAGATAGATCTAAATCCACTGAGAGACAACTTGTAGACGTGATGATGTCTAACAATCGTGCTCTAGAGAAAGCTAACGAAGCTTATGGTAAGGCTATTGAAGCTAATGCTATGGCTAGATCTTCACAAGACAAGATTGCTGATACAGTGACTAATGTCAAAGAAGACATGAAGGCTCTTAAAAAAGCAGTTATTAACCCACTAGGAAACTAACATGTTATCAATATTATCTGGTATACTAGGATTTGCTACTTCAGGATTACCTTCTTTGCTTGGATTCTTCCAACAAAAAGGAGATCAAAAACATGAGCGTGAAATGGCTCAATTACAAAATGCCCAAGCTTTGCTTATGGCAGAAAAAGGTTTTGTAGCTCAAGAAAAAATTGCAGCTATTGAATTAGAAGGCACTTATGCTGAGACTTATGCTCAAGAACGTGAAGCTTTATATACTCACGATGCTAAGTTAGTAGAAAGTGCAAGTCCTACAGTTAAGAACTGGAATGCTATGGTTAGACCTGTAGTAGCGTTTATCTTTGTAGGTGAACTTGTTATTATTAACCTTATCTCATTAGTATGGGCTATGTGGTCTGGTGTAGATTTTGTTGTAGCTTCTCAAGAAGTATTTGGTTCTGAAGAAATGGCTATTACTGCAAGTATTATTGGCTTTTACTTTGGTTCTCGCACTTGGGAAAAGAAACGTGAAAGTATCTAAAGAGGCAATTAAGTTAATCCGACATCATGAAGGTGTTCGTAATAAGCCTTATAAGTGTCCTGCTGGTTTATGGACTGTCGGTGTGGGTCATCTTATTGGAGATGGTAAGTCTCTTCCAGAAGCATGGAATAAAACATTTACAAACGAGGAAATAGATGGAATTCTTAAATCAGACTTACGTCGCTTCGAGTTGGGAGTACATAAGATGCTACCTAACATGCCTCTTCGACAACATGAATTTGACGCTATTATTAGTTTTTGCTTCAATCTGGGTCTTGGATGCTTTCAGCGTTCAACCATCCGTCAAGCGTTGCTACGTGGCGATAAAGAAGCGGCTATGGAATCGCTAGTCAAGTATTGTAGAGCTGGTGGTAAGGTACTAAAAGGTTTACAGAAGAGAAGATTAGATGAACGTAAGTTATTTGAAGGAACTGTATAATGCAAAAAACTAAAGCACAAAAAAAGATATCTAAAGTGATGAAAGAGTTTAAACGTGGTGAACTTAACGTAGGTAAATCACCTAAGAAAGTTAAATCACAAAAACAAGCAATAGCAATTGCACTAAGTCAAGCAGGTATTTCTAAAAGGAGAAAATAATGGCTATGATCAAAGAGTATGGTGGTAAAGAGAAATATAAATCTATGAAGGCTAAAAAACTTCATGAGAAAAAAGAAGGTAAGAAAGAAGAAGCCAAAGAAAAAAAGATGGCTAAAACTAAAAAGAAAGGTAAGTAATCATGCCAATGGTAAACGGAAAAAAATATAGTTATACTAAAACTGGCGTAGCAGCAGCTAAAAAAGAAGCTAAAAAGTCAGGAAAGAAGATGATGATGTCTAAACCTATGAAAAAGGCAACTAAACGTGGCTAAACCTGGATTATATGCCAATCTTCATGCTAAACGTAAACGTATAGCTGCAGGTTCTGGAGAAAAGATGCGAAAACCTGGAACTAAGGGTGCTCCAACTGCCAAAGCGTTTAAACAAGCTGCAAAGACTGCGAAGAAGAAATGATTAAGAAGGGCAAGGAAACATTCTCAGGTTATAATAAACCTAAGAGAACACCTAGTCATCCTACTAAGAGTCATGCTGTTTTAGCTAAAGAAGGTGATAAAGAGAAGCTTATTCGTTTTGGTCAAAAAGGTGTATCTGGAGATAAGACTGATACTGCTAGAGCTAAATCTTTTAAAGCAAGACACGCTAAGAATATTGCTAAAGGTAAGATGAGTGCTGCTTTTTGGGCTAATAAAGTCAAGTGGTAATGCAAACTAGAGTCGAAGCTATTCGTCAGTCAGCTGAGGATGACTTATTAGTATTTATTAAGTTAGTAGCTCCACACTTGATGCTTGGATCTGTTCACGAAGAACTCATCCAATGGTGGACTCGTTCTGAAGCTAAGAACAATCAATTAGTTCTACTTCCTCGTGGTCACATGAAGAGTAAACTGATTGCTTATAGAACTGCTTGGTGGATTACTAAACATCCAGAAACAACGATTCTATATGTATCTGCTACAGCAGACTTAGCTGAGAAACAGCTTTATGCTATTAAACAGATTATAGATAGTCCTATTTATCGTAGATACTGGTCAGAGATGATTAATCCTGATGAAGGTAAACGTGAGAAATGGGCAGTAGCTGAAATTGCCGTAGATCATCCACAACGTAAATTGGAAGGTATTCGAGATGCAACATGTAAAGCCGTTGGACTTACATCTAATACCACAGGTTTTCATGCTGACGTTGTTGTTCTTGATGACATTGTTGTACCTGGTAATGCTTATACTGAAGATGGTCGTGATAAAGTTTCCTCAGCATATTCACAGTTAGCTTCTATTGAGAATCCAGGAGCACTTGAATGGGTTGTAGGTACTAGATACCATCCAAAAGATATCTATGACACAATGATTAACATGAAGGAAGTTCACTTCAATGAATCAGGTGAAGTAGAATTAGAAGAAGAAGTTTACGAACTATTCCAAAGAGTCGTAGAAACAGATGGTGAATACCTTTGGACTAAACAAACTCGTGCAGATGGTAAGACATTTGGATTTGACTCTAAAGAACTTGCAAGGATTAAAGCTAAATATGTGGATCAAACTCAATTTTATGCTCAGTATTATAACAATCCGAATAGTGGTGATACTGCTAGGATTGATGCAGATAAGTTCCAGTATTATGATAGAGCAGTACTACAAAATAAAGAAGGTGACTGGTATATCAGAGATAGAAAACTTAATGTTTATGCTGCTATTGACTTTGCGTTCTCATTAAGAAAGAAAGCCGACTACACTGCTCTTGTAGTGATTGGTGTAGATCATCAAGGTAATTTCTACGTATTAGACATAGATAGATTTAAAACTGATCGAATCATTGAATACTATAACCATATAGTGACTGCTTGGGAAAAGTGGGGATTCAGGAAGTTAAGAGCTGAAATTACAGTAGCTCAACAAACGATTGTTAAGGAACTTAAAGAAAGTTAC